TTCTTGATGCCTCGGCCAATAGCCTTAACAAGTTTAGACATATCATTTCCTCAATAAATAATAGTTTTCATCGCCTTTAATGAAGTTTCTTTTCTTGAGCTGGGCTCGTACCCATGGGGTAGTCGCATTCAGCTGACCAATTGAAAATGTGGTCATCAACACATCTGGCTTTTTAGTACTCCAGCAGATGAATTGATCTAACATTTTTTGAAAGTGATTTTCACCTCGATGTTCAGGATGAATATAAACACCAAGTTCAGTAGCAATGTATCCGGTAGCATAACGATGCTTAGTGAGTTCTCCCATAAAGCATCCGACAACTTTACCTTCGTGCTTTAAAACAACAGCGAAGCCATCATGTTGCACGATAGTATCGAACACATGGTCCACTAGTTTTTCTTTATTAATGTCGAAGTTTTCATCGACACCGTTTTGGAGAGAATCGTAAAGTAATTTTGAAATTGCAATTGCTTCCTTTGCTTGAGCTTTTACAATTTCATATGTCATTAGTCTGGCCTATCGTTCTCCACATCAATACCGTAAGCTGGATCTGTGCTAGCAGCCGTGTTATCAAAGTTTGCAGCCACCTTGCTTGTATCAACAACTGCCGGTGTAGTTGACGCAGATGCTACTTTTGCAGCCGCACTTTCTTTAGGACTCGTAGGCAAAGGCGCTAGACCTTTACTTTGAATCCAAGATTGTGCCGTTCCAGCTGGAACACCACCTAGAGTATCTAACTCTGCCGCTGTCATACCTACTTGTTGAGCTTTTGTGTAGGCTTCCATGGCATCATTATCTGTTGCATCCATACCTTTATTCGCTAAATCACTTATCCGAGAAGTGTTAAGGAATTTCATTCTCGCCTGAAACGACTCATTAATTCTGTTGAATTGCTCAGTCTGAGAAGCTGGTGATGCGGTGGTATCAATTTGAGCAATCCCATTTGAAAAGCCTTGCCAAGCATTTGTAGCGTCATTGCGATATTCAGAAGTAATACCGAAGTTTTCTTTCATTGTTTGAAGCTGCAAAGCAGCCTCGTTATTCCACTTTGCAATGTTTTGCTGACTCAATCGGTCAAGCTCATTTTCAGCAGCTATAGCAGCCGCATTTGCGGAAGCGATTTTTTCGTTACTGGCATTTCTAGCTGCTTGGACAGCGGCGTTACTCGTAAGTGTAGCTGTATTTATATTTTCAGCACTGGTCGATCGAGCGCTTTCAATTGCTGCTGCGCTCTTAGTTCTCTCTTGCGCTACAGCCAAAGCACTAGCACTTTGAGCATTCACTATAGCCATTTTGTTGGCCTGATCAGCAAGTGCCATCGCTTCGTTACTTGTGATTTGCGCCTTTACTCGCGCTAAAGCAGCTGTATCTGCTGCTGTTTGTATCTCTTTCTGTGTCTTATTTTGCGCTGTTGCAATTTTCTCTTGGCTAGCAATTTGTGAGGCCAAACGCTCCTTAGCTGCTTTATCGCCTTGAGTTTGTATTTTTAACTGCGTATCTGTTGTTAACTTGGTACGGTCCATCGCACCTACATCAGATAACCTTTGCTGTTCTAATGCAGTTTTATTCGCAGCATCTGCAATATTACTTTGGCTAAAAATATTTGCGTCAGCCTTAGCAACGTCACTGCCATATCGCATTACTTGTTCAGCAGCTGCGCCGACTGCTATAGAGCTATTAGTCAATCCTCTCGCGCCAGCTTCTCGCCGGCCAAGTGCAGAAGCATACTGCATAGCTGGTGAGCCGCTCTCAGTAAACTTCTTGAGTCTCCCAGCGACTGTCTCTTCTTCTTTCACTTTAACGTCACCAATTGCCATAGTTCACCTCAAGATTTGAAATACCATACGGCACTTAGAGCACCGAGAGTTCCAACGGTTAAAAACTGCACAACTGTTTTACTGACGCCGGTTTTAACTTGACGCCAAGCATCCAGTAAGCCCCGCAGTTCATGAACATCATGGACTGCCATCTCGTCAGAAAGACCAATAGATTTCAGAGCTTTTTCAGCGCCTTTTTCAGCTGCACGATTAAGCATTACTTCTAATTCAGAATCGTTCATAACTAATCCTTAATTTGCGGGATAAGGCTTCCAATCACTTGCAGTAGGTAGATCAATAACTTGTGCGCCATGCGATGAGTTATAGTAGGTAGGATCGGTGCTTACTACGAGTAAATGAGTTACTGTGGAAGAATTACCGTCATCTCCGTACAACCCAAAAAGTTTGTGACCAGTGCCGTTCCTGACTCGGTGATACCAACCAGCTACAGAGTTATCAAGATCGCAGTAATACATATCAGTAAATTTGCCGTTGGTCGGATTGATTTTGAATTTCTTTAAAGTGCTTTGCCCTGTTAACCAAGCAGAGCGGGGATAAATAGTTTCAAAACACATAAATTCATTTTCAACACCAGTAGCTACAAAGCCACCTTGACCCATAGCGTTAAATTCTACTTTTGGTATAAAATTTCCGGCATTACTATTGGGGAAATGGGTAGGGGCAGCATCGTATTGCGTCCATCTTGATGCTTGATAATATGCGTCATACATCATAACAACCGGAGTGCTTCCATCCATCAACAAGAATGCAAAATCCTGATATCGTGTTGGGTCGAAGCCACTGGTAATCGCATTAGACACATTACCCGAACGATTTAGTGTTTGCGCTACATAGTCAGCATCAATTTGATATCGCCAAATTTGAACTGGATAGTCATTAGTCGCATCAGGATAAATTCCTGGCTGGTTTATCATCCGTACAGAATAACAAGTAGATGATGTCGTGTTATGACATTGGGTCATACTACCCATGTTCATATTGCCCGAAGTAGCGTCAACGGTCATTATTCGATAGCTTGCGCGACTATTGCTTTGGTCATAACCAACATTCGCGATGTATCCAGTAGCATTATCGTCAACTGGCAGAACTTCACGATGTCCAGACGTTTGGTATAAACCATTACCAGACCCAGTTGCAGCAACATGAGAATTATAAGCACCGCTATCTTGGAAGCCATAATTAACAATATTAAATTGATGACTGCCTTGGTTTGACCAAACGCTGTACGCATTTTCAGTCATTTGGCCCGATCCCTCTATAGTGAAGAATTGAGCAGTCGAATAAGCTGTAGAGCTATAGTTAGAGTGATACCAAAAACGTTGCCAATTTGAACTCCATGTCACTGTTCTCGTACTCGGCACAACATCAAAATATATAGTTGCCATTCCATCCATATAGTTGCCATTGTGTCGAGCTGCCGGAGTCTCAGTGTAGCCGTTCATAAAAATAAATTTGTTACCTTTCGCTCTATTTGTCACACCAACATCTCTGCCTCGAAAAACAGGTGCGTGTGAGAAACCCAAAGCCATGACAGCACCAAAACCCTGCGTTGACATATTTTCGTGGAACGGTGTGCTAAATGCGTTTGTGCCAACAGTAGGCGCATAGGTTGCTCCTCCACCAGAAGCATCACCCCATGAAATATCAGTACCATCCGATTTTAAAACCTGATCGGCTGACCCTTTCGTTAGGATTGCAGTAGCACCAGATGAGTTTCCATAAAGAATCGAGCCTCGGCTTAAATCATCTAGTACGTTGAGTTCAGTTCCGCTTGCAGTTACTCCATCGAGAACATTAATAGTCGAGCCTGAATCTGCCATATCCCTTGCACGACTCCGTTGGAGTGGAGTTGTTGCTGCCGCTCCCATACCAGAGTGGCTTGCACAATAATAGAAAAGATCAGGCGTTCCCGATCCTACCACTATGCGCGTGTATGCTCCGGCTTGGCCGGGCGTGCCGTTGTAGGTGACATTAAGCGTGTGCTCTGTTCCACCACCATGCGTACCATCGGCAGTAGAGCTAAGTTTAAGTGGGTGAGTGGCATTAGTGGCATCAGCTTGGTCGAAGGTGTAAGTGCTGCCCTCCATCAGGCTCAGGCTTTGCTGACTGACCCCATCTACAACAAACTTGCCAGCCGCAACCGTAACTGTGTAAGTCGTCATTTGACCTCCTAGCTAATGTCTATTTTTAGAAAAGCAGCTATTGTCGGATCAACAGGTTTTGGCAGAACGGCATCACTGGCATTGTCATCAGTGACACCAGTAGTCGCATCCCGAAGTTGCTGCCGATAAATATCAAGAGTTGAGATACTTCCCTCATCTAATTCCAAATTTTTTTGCACATCTGCAAGGTAAAGACAGTCAGAGGCTTGCAAAGCTGCATCACGTTCAGTTCTAAATTCATCTAATGTGTTTGCCATTTCGGTTTCCTTATATAGCAGTAAAGAGGCTGTCAGCCGGAAAATCAAATACTTGAACAGAAGCTATACTTCCACTTTTCAATCCACCGATTACTATATTGGTTGGTGCGATACTGGGGTCACAAGTGTCACCGTAAAGTGCTTTTGCGAAGAAAGTAGAAGTGTTATAAGTTATCAGGTCTGTGTTTTTCGATGCGTCATAAATTTTTATATTGCTAAATTTTCCATCGCTATAATTAATTGTAAATTTAACCATTAAAAATGGCGCATAGTATGGATAATTGGTTACAGTATTAAGAGCTAAATATTCGTTAAGATTGCCTGACGGAATAATCATGTATTTGTTCATGTGCATAACAAAAGGTATATTTCCCAAATTTCCTCTGTCATACGTTTGCGTTGTAGAAGTCCACTCACAGATTTGTCCGTAATAGTCGTAGTTAAATAATTTTAGGTTGTTACTGCTTGGGTCTTTTACAAGAAAAGCGCATTGACTACTGTACTGTTGTCTATCAAAACCTGTCGTTACTTCCGCACCAACATTGTTGTTTGAATCAACAGCAATCTTTGAATAACCATTAGGAGTTCCGTAAACAAGAATATGACACGGTAAGTTAAAACCCCCACTGTTAGGAAACAGGCTATCATTTGTAATTAACGGATGCGTAATCATATGTACCGCTTCACAAGTAGAGGTATGGGTACTTGGACACAGGGTCACACTACCGACTGAACCATTGCCCTGTCCATGACCATTACCAGTGTAAAGACGATAAGATGCTCTGCTACTGTTGTTTTGGTCATAACCGAATACAAAAGATCTAGTCGCTCCAGCAGCGTTGGTGGGTAAGGAATTTCTCGGTTCATTATTATGGTATGAATCGCCTGTAAATCCTCCCATAATATTGTTGACATTCGAGCCGTCAACGTCACTTTGACGGTAAACTGCATAACCAAATTTGTAAGTCGTTTGGTTAGGCCACGCAATATTGCCATGACAGACCAGTTCACCACCGCCTTCCGCACCAGTACCAGCCCAAGTGCTAACACCATAACCACTGGTGTTCGACCAAATTTCATCTGGAGTTGTGATACTTATAGTTTTTGTCGATGGAGTGACAACAAACCCACAAGCTGAGAACGATGTTTCCGTTCCGCCATTTAGATGATTACCAGAAATAAAAGTAAACGTGTTTCCCACAGTATGATTTGAATTGATCGATGAACCAACGCGCCAAAGTTGAATATAACTAGGACTTGACACTGACCTACCAGCACTTACATCTGCTGTTGTTCGCAGATCCAAATCGTATACAGTTCCACCGTTCCAATTATCAAAAGTAACACCACCAGCAGCATCAGCAAACGATACCGTACCCGAACCGTCGGTGGTCAAAACTTGGTCGGCACTCCCATCGGCTGTGGGTAGGTCAACCGCACCAATAAAGCTGTTTAAGTTCGCGTCAGCAGCGACAGGTACACCTGACTTTTGGAGAGCACCAGTGAAGTTAGCTGTTGTGTCTGAATAAGCTGGAACACTGACCCCACTTTTCTGCAAGTCACCAGTAAAATTCGCAGTCGCATCGGTATACATCGCCGCACCAGTTGTTCCCAGCGTATAGTATCCAAGTGATGTCCATATTGTAGATCCGTCACCAACTTTCAGTTTGCCGGTATCAGTCTCTAATCCAAGCTCGCCATTGGCGAGGGTTGGTGACGCACTCGTCCAATTTGCTGCTGTGTCTCGTCTAATTTGTATTCTGTCAGCCACTTGCATTACCTCCGTCTATGTTCTGAGCAGTCGTATATGTGCTATTGGCAAAACCACCATCGGTATTTCCAATTTGGTTAAGCAATGTAAAGGTTCCATATGCAACCACATCAACGACATCGTTAAGAGCTGCGGGTGCGATTAATACTATTGAGCTACCATTCGTAGCCGTAAAATCAGTACCACTTAATAATTTAATTCCATTCAAGTAAACATCCACGAAACCAACATCGTAACTGCCAGATAATGTAAAAGTAGTCTGTCCACTTGTGGCTATAAATGTATCTCGCTGGGCAGTGCCGTTTACGGCTGATCCAGCATCCTGCCAGCCGCTGCCGTTGTGAACACGCAGCATGTTAGTACTTGTTAAAAATGCCAGCGTTCCAGAAGTTAATGGATCGCCATCCAAATCTGTAGTGGGGTCACTTGCAACTGATCCTAAATACTGATCTTGAAAAGTATCTAGGTGACCTTCGGCAGCAGTAGCCGCTGTCTGAGCATCGCTCACAGAAGTTCCTATGCTTCCAGCGTCTGCCGCCGCGCTGGCCGCACTGGCCGCCGCAGCAACCTGAGAGGCAGCGGCAGCATTTTGGCTCGCAAGCGCATTAGTCTCCGAGCCAGCACTATTAGTCTCGCTAGCGGCCGCCGCATTTGCACTCACTAAAGCCGCTGCTTGTGCTGTTTCAGCTCCAGTTTTTGCTGTCTCAGCAGCTACTTGAGCAGCGCCCGCAGTCACCGCAGAGGCGGCTGAGTCAGTAGCGCTGCTAGCTGAGTTGGCCTCGCTCGTGGCTGCTGCATTTTGCGAATTCAGAGCCGCAGCTGCCGCCGCATCTGTTGCATTTTTATTAGCAAGAACTCCGGTCTCCGCAGTGTCCATAACTGACTTTGGCACTGCGTGATTACTAAGAGTAGGAGTACCAACAGTGAACGGTGTTGAGACACCTTTTTCACCCGCTGCTGGAGCATCACCAAGTTTTTGAAAACTCGCTTTAACAGCAGCATTCAAGTCATTAAAATCATCTGACTGAATGACTCGCCTTGGTCGATACGTTTTTAAGATATCAAAAAGATTTGCCATGCTTTATTTCCTCGCTCTTCCGAGCAACTCGAAATCGATGGTGTAACCAGTAACTTTGAAAGGAAGAACAAACTTAGAGTCATTGTCTAACGTGAAACCAATAGAGAAACCTATGCCTTTTAGAGAAGCTCTACCTCTATTTCTTCCGGCTTGGTCAAACCGAGCTTCATCCCATAGCCCTTCATCCCAAATATAACGTCCACCTTCAATCTGAAAATTACGAGCTTCAAATACTTTTGCTCCGTAATTAGATTTGTATTCCAGAGAGATATTGACTTGATTCAGTCCTTCAGCTTCAAAGAATACTTTTTTAAAAGATTTGTTATGGCCTGGCGTTCTTAAATGATTGGAGTGAAGTTCGAGATAAGAATAAATAGTATCGCCGTCAAAATTTGAACCAACATCAGCTTCGTATATGTAACCATTGTCCGAAGTAAAAAATGTTCTTTCTCTACCATCACTCCAAATTTCAGTAGAAACATTTTTAACTGGCCTATTTTTGTAGTTAGCTATTCCAAAAGAAAAAGTCATTCCCTGATTAGAAGGAAGAACCGTCATCATCAAAAAAGTGTTGTCATTAAAGTACCAGCGAATCTGTTCTTTCGTAGTCAATGTTGTACTGCACAGTAACCTTGTACCCAAATCAGCGACAATCTCTTGAATATGTGTACTAACCGATCCACCAGCATAACCACCGCTCGTGTCAGTTCGTATTAAAGAGCCTACGCCTCGACTTGATAAGGCATATATATCATCAAGCTTTTGAACACCTCGTGGCTGAGAGCCTACATTTGAAGCAGCATCGAAAAAGGCCCAGTTCGTATTATCTGTGCCTGTTAACTTGCGAGCTCCTTTTTTCGTGTAAACAATCATATTCTCGGAGTCGGCTGATTGCAGCGCGGTGATAAAGTCACCTACACCAATATTTGCAGCCCCGAAACTTCCTGAATAGTTAAAAGGTAAGCCCGGCTCAGAGATGTTAAAAGTACCTGACCCTGTGGACCACATTAACTTTTCATTATGAACAGAAATGTGTGTCGCTTTAGTATCCGATAGAGAATTAAAATCAGGCGCTATAGGCAGCAAGCAATGATGTTGCTGCGAATAAGCCATAGGAACATTAGTTCCATCAGCAATAAAAGCCGTTAAATTATCAGGATGCGAAAGGAAGTTATGATTTTGATACTCAATATAAGTTCCAAAAGCATTAATAGGTTGTATAACACTATCAATGATAAAAGTAGAACCGCCGCTAGAGGTATTATTTCCTATCGGAGGAAAATCCAAAGCTGAGTTGGGTTTAACAACTAACCATTTTTTTGTTGGGTCTTCCAGTTTAGTAATCGGGTCGTACCATTTGCAGACTGCCATGACTGTGAAATTTCCAGAGTCAATAGTCTCATTCACAACAATATCTTGACTGACAGTACTAACCTCGACTGCTCGACCAATGCGACCTTCATCCCATCCACTCGCTGTCGCTTTGTATATCTTTGGGGCATTTGTAGCATCATTTTTAAATGCCACAACAGTATCATTGATTTGAAGAACGCCGCTGCACTCAGTTGAAGTACCACCAACTTGCGTAATTTGGTCTCTATAGTGAGTCCAAGCTGTCTCTAGATAAGTTTCATCAAGCTCATCCGACTCTGAGCCACGCTCAACGATTTTAGTTAGAAACGAAACACCATCCCAATCTAAAGCAATATAAGGGTCTGCAATTGTTCCCACTAACGCCGTTGCATAAGCAATCAACGTATCAGGAGTCGAGGTATCTACCGCCATGATATAGAAAGTCAAAGTGCTATCGACAGTAATTGTGGTCGAAGCATTGATTGGCGTAACGTGCGTATCCCAATTATTAAAAGTCAATTGATAATAGGTAGCAGCTGCCGGCGAACTTCTACCATCGTACCGCTCATAGCCGCCTATTCTTTCATAGCCGCCTTTTGTTGATTCAAAATAATTACGACTATCTCGTATTGCGCCAGGCCAAACCTCTAGCGGTGACGCAGACAGGTTTAAGCCTCCTCGGAGAGGAAAGTGCCTTGATGCCATGAGTCACCTCATTTTTTAAGCTAAAAGAGTTCCTTGCGCGGGCTTGGTATCCTCGACTGAGGAGTTGTTATTTAACTGAACGAAGTCGTTAAAGTATTTTCGGTAGCGAGGGCCGTGAGCATTATACAAATTCATCCCTTCCTGACCGCCTTGCAAAGCACCATACTTAGTGATTGCAAGATGAACAATCATCATGTGGTAATCAGACGGCAGACCATAAGGAACATCAGAGTTTGCAACTAAAGTTTGAACACCTTTCAAATAATCAAAACTTACTGACTGCGTAGTATCAACGTCAGGATAAGTCTCTATAGCACCTACCTGAGTCGCTACACAATAAACTCGACTTTTATCTTGAGTTGTTGATGCAGCTCTTCGCTTATCTCGAAGTTCTTCATAAGTGATCTGATCAATACCACCATTTACGTTGTAAAAACTATTAGGAACAATAACATCGCCATCAGCGAGGCCCATGGCATTATAAGTATAGCTAGTCGTACCATTGACAACATTGATTGTCTTTTCTGCAAATCGAAAAGGCCATCTACGAGAGATCTGGACCTCATTCCAACTCGAATTTATCCAGCTTGCTGCTTGTGCCACATCATCAAAAGCATCGACTATTGTTGCCACCTGATCAGACACACCTGTTTCGACCAAGAACTTATTTGTGAGGCCCAGATAATCCATAATTATTCACCTTGATCAAGAAAGTCTTTTTTCACCTTTTCAATTGCTGCTTTTTTAGCTTTCTTTTTAACTTCCGCTTGGACTTTCTTAACACCTTTGTTAAGAAACTTAACCACTCTCATTTCAAGTGCGCCTAACGGAATTCTTCGTGATGCTGGACCCCCTTCTTGTGTCTCACCATGCTGCCCTACGTTTTCTATGCGAAAACGATTCTTGGCAGACTCGACCATCGTATTGTAATAGCCGATAGGCACTTCAACGTCCTCACCACGCTTGATGGTGAACATATTCCCATTGAGCCCGCCGGTATACGGATGTTTTTCGTCTTTGGTTAACGGAAGGTTTATTACGACATGTGTCGCATCGTCCTCTGGTTTATAGGCATCCCACTCTAGTGCTTCAAAAATCTGCGAGATAATGTAATCACGCCCAGCACCTTGCTCGAATGTCAATCCAGCAGCGTCACGAGCAAAATTTAAAATTTGGTCGGTAGCAGCATCAAAAATGTTTGTCTGATCTAGAGAAACTTTTGTATTCATTTTTCACCTATAAAAGCAGTGAGGGAGCCTAAGCTCCCCCAGTACTTGTTTACGATTAAGAGATTGCGGAAGTGACAGTGTGCTTCACTGCGACTATCCAGTTTTGGTTCAGAATGAGTTCGTCAGAATAAGTCTTCCAACCCATTGAACCTGTCTGACCGAGTGGATCAGAGCTAGATGGCGTGCCAACCATTCTTACCACAGGAGTGAATGAGCCTTTACCAGCCAAAGCGATTTGACCGTAAGCATCCATCCCGCAATAAATAGTTGTATACACATCAGCACGAGTACCACCCTCGGAAATATTACCCGCAGTGGTAGCGATTAATTCACCCGCATCAATTGTTGAACTAAGATCAGGAGAGGCGATGTAACGTACATCGTTAACTGATCCAAATTCATGTGGAGAAACAGGCTTCATCGAACCATACTGCGCCACAGGCGTGAAACCAGCCATAGCACGAATGCTATCTTTCACATCTGTATGGCAGAAAGCCAAGTAAGCTGCTTCAATTGGAGTTGTGTTGATCTTAACACCACCACTCAAGATTTGAGTGAATTGCTTGGCCTTGTTGCGAGAAAGAGTTCTCACCGCAAGCGCTTGCTCACCATAATCAAGAGGTTGTGCCACAGAGGTCAACTGAGTCTCCGCATTTGCATACTGAACATTAGTAGCCGCACCAAGAACCGCCCACAAAAGAGCTTCTTTAGTTCGAGCACACTGTTCAGCGTTTTGCTTGTTGATATCATCGAGAATTGGAGCCTCGTGCATGTCAACAAGTTTATCAGTAAGGGGAGTAAAGCCACCGTATTGTAACAAAGTGCCAGTTACTTCCTCATATCTGAAGTCGGTCCCGCTAGGGGCGACTCCTTCGGTCAGGGCTGTTGTGGCAGCAGCATAAGGTACTACCCTACGCCATTTAACGCTGTCTGTGCTTTTTTTTGGTTGCACAGTCAGCTTTGCGCCCTTGCCCAAAACAACAATAGGTTCAGCATGTCGCAGCGCTTGTTTTTCATAGCGTGCGGCCTGTTGACCCGATATATCACCGTAATTATTAGCCATTACAGATCACCATCCTTTAAGTTGAGGTTAACGACTAATCCTCTTTAGCCCATTCAGCATCGTAAGCATCCTCCACAGACATATTACTTTTCTCTGGATTTGGCTTAGATGATTTACCGTCTGCTGGTGAGGCTTCTTCAAGAACTGCCTTTCGCCTAGCTGCCTCATCCTCGTAAGATGATTTTACTTCAGCGACTTTGCGCTCTTGCTTATACTCATTCATCAGATCGATAAATTCGTAGGGATCAGGAGAATCAAATTTAGTTTGCTGTTCGACAGAAAAGTTAGACTTATAAGTCTCCCACTCTTTAGAATTCAAGATGTCAGAAGCATCAGGGTGTACTTTGAATACAACCTGAAGCTCTTCACTTGGTTCTTGAGCTGTCTCAGCAGACTCAGCTTGCGGTAATCGAGATTCCATCAATTCCTTCACTTCATTAAAAAGTTCTGGATGCTCAGTCTCATAAACACCTTTCTTTCGAGTTGCCTCGCCAAGCTGGTTGTTTACTTTGTCAAACTCCTTTTGAAGAGCGGCAGCCCTATGCTCTGCATTTTTGTGCCGCCCTTTCATAGCTTTAAAATCGTTATGAGCCTTCTCGTAGGCTTCCTTCAGCTCAGGAGGAGCGTTAGCCCATATATCATCGGAGGTCTCACTCTCCGCAGAGGATACCTCGGATGTTTCTGGGGAAACTTCTTCTTGAGCTTCGGGCTCTGCTTCACCTTTTGCGGTATCAGGTTCAGCAGCTTTTTCATCAACAATAGTGGGTGGAGCGTCAGTGATAACTTGAGTATCTGAGGGCGAAGAAGAATTGTCCTCATCTTCTTTTGCCCACTCAGCATCATAGTCATCGATATTTGAGACTGCACCGTCATTATTATCGGTCGCATTTACTTGGTTAGTCATGATTTTAAAACAGTCCTTCTGCTGGTCCGATGGAGCAACAGGTTTGCCTCAACAGAGGTGGTTGGGGAAGGCGCAAGCCGTCCTAGAAAGTCAAATCAATAGATTCGCCATGCGGGTTTTCGACTAAATCGATAACACGCTGCAAAACAAAATGCTGATGGCGTTTGATTCGACAGGTCTCATCGTTCACAGTTGGCGATAAAATATCTTTTTCTAATTCAGATATTTTTGTACGCAGTGCGTGAAGAATGTCAGGAGCATTATTCATTAAATGCCCCTTTCAATAGTGCCAGCTATCTTATTACTCAATTCGGAT